GTCGTGAACGTGTCGCTGCGGTAGAGCAGGCCCACCCCCGACTCGGCTTGCACTTCCAGCGGCGCTGCGCCGTCCTGGAACAGCACGACGCACGTGCCATCGGGCAAGTCCACCGCCGCGTCGCCTGTGTCGGCCGGCACGGTGACGGACTGCATGCCCGTGGTGCCTGTCGTCGCCACGCCGTTTTCCGCATCGGCGTAGACCAGCACGGTGTCATTCTCGACATCGCGCCACGTCATGCCCCCGAGGACGACAGTGACGACGCCGGAGTTGTCCCCCGTGCCGCGGGTCACCCGGCCACCGATAAAGGCCACGGTGTCGGCGTCACGGCCGCCCAGGGCCTCGCCATTGGCGCGGAACTCCAGGAAGTTCGGGAACTCCTCGGCAGCGGGCGCGGGGTACACCGAGGACATCGGGGTCATGCCGAAAGCCATCGTGTCACCTCACGAAGAACGGGCGGGACCGCAGACGCTGCGACCCCATGTTGTGGTTGCGCTGCGCCTGCGCCTTGGCGTTCGAGATGCCGACGCGGAAGTCGCGGTCGTGCCGTTCGGCCATGTTGGGGTCCGTCCACGGCTCCCCGGGGATGCGCAGCAGGTAGGCCAGCGCGCCGGCCTCGATGGCGTTGGAGAACTGCGAGAGCCCCTCGCTGGGCACCCACGACACGTTCTCGGTCTTCGGCTGCACGATGGCCGTGTAGGACACGTCATACACGGCGTCCGGTGTGGCGTGCAACACGAACTGCCCGTGTGGCACGTAGGCGTACAGCGTCGGGCGCCCATCGGGCATGTTCGGATCCCAGGTCGAGGGATCGCTGGGCACGGCCGGCCACGCCTGCGCCCGCCCGCCCACGGGCTGCGAGAGCTGAACCGCCCGCAGGCCGATGATCTCCAGGTAGGGGTCCGACCCCAGGGCGTACTGCGCGGTCCCGGCCTCGGTCACGCCGGTGGCGTTCACCGTGACGAACTTGGTGGCGTCGCAGAACGTGCGGTACGCACTGACGAACGCGCGCCGCAGCGTGACCGTGGGGCACCGCCGCACGATCTGCGCGATGTTGGCGAGCTGGTCGTTGACCTGGACGAGGCTCATAGGTCAGGGCTCTGCGAGACGCGAGGGAGGGTCGTGGCCGTAGCCACGGACTTGGCGCCGAGCGCCTGCGCCCACTGCTGCCTGTACGTGGCCGACTTCGCCAGATCCTGCCGCTTCGAGTTCTTGGCGTAGGCCCGGCTGATGACGTAGGCCGTCATCGCAGGTTGGTACAGGTCCAGCAACGGGAACGTGTCCGATGTGGCGGTCAGTGCCGATGGCGTGCCGCCGTAGGTGCCGTACACCTGGCCCAGACCGTTGTTCGGGGGGCTGACCAGAAACTTGCGGGGCGTGCGCGGATCGACAGCGAAGTTCTCCACCTCGGCCTGCTGCGTCGCCGCCGGCCAGAAGCGGTTCGCCTCCTGCAGCAGTGGCAGGTCCACCACGGAGACCGTGCGACCGGTGTCGCTGTTGTGCGTGATGTCGATCAGCAGCACACCGCCGGCCGGCAGGGTCTGCACGACACCGGCAGCCAGCGGGATGTCACCGGATACCGGGTAGATGTCCGGCTTCGCCGCCACCGAGTCGCGGATCGCCTCGTTGAGGTAGGTCAGCAGCTCCGCGTCCGCCCACGCCACGCCGGACGCATCCAGCAGCGTGTGCCGAGCGGGGGCGAGGATGTCGGACGCGAGCATGTCGGTCAGGCCAGGGCGCCAGCGGCGTCAGCCAGTTCGGCCACCTTCTTGCGAAGGGTGCGGATGTCGGAGCCGGCGTCGAGCTCGGCGCCGTACTCGTTGGCGGCAAAGGCGATCAGCTCGTCTTTGCTGGCCTTGTTCACGTCGAACGGGGCGATATCGTCGGCCACAACTGCGCGGGCCGGGCCTTGCCCGCCCGACTTCAGGTACGCCATGCGGGCGGTGAGATCTGCCTTCGGATCGCCGTGGTACACGCGGTACTTCGGGTTCGCCAGGATGCGCGGCACGTTCGGCATCAGCCGGGCGTCATCGGTGTTGATGAGCAGCGGTGCGCGCACGTCCTGCCGCTTGATCGCTGCGTGTTGCGCGGCCATCGCCGCGGCGTTCGAGAGGGCCATTTTGGCGTCCTGTGATGTTGGACCGGCGCCCGAAGGCGCCGATCAGGTTCACTGCCCGTCGTTGCCGGGGGAGGCGCGGTGCTTCATGCCACCGCCGCCACCGCCCGTCGAGCGGTTGATCGGCTGCGGCTTGTGGTACTGCGCCTTCGCCTTGCCATTGCCCATGGACAGCGCGCTGGAGATGGAATCGGCGGGCGAGGTCTTCACCGACATGCCCGGCGCGTAGGGGTTCGAGGTCTTCATCTGGAAGCTCCTGGTTTGGGTGGGTCAGACAGGGCCCGAAGGCCCCATCTTACGCCGATCAGCCGCGCTTGATACAGGCCGTGCCCACGTACTGCGGGCCGATGACGCTGAAGCCGTAGACCATCAGACCGCGGACGATGAACCCGAAGTCGTTCGGGTTCTGGATCATCTCGCAGGTGACCACCTGGGCCGCGAACGTCAGACCGGCGCTGTGACCGAACATGGCGTAGTGGGCCTGGCCGGGCGAGGTCTGCGACAGCAGGCTGCGGCTCTGGTAGATCGTGAAGCGGTCGATCTCGCCGATCTTGCCGTTGCGCAGGATCGAAACCCCGTCACCGGACAGCGATGCGATGCGCAGGTCGCTCTTCTTGATGAGCGCCACAGCCCACGGCGGCAACACCATCCAGCGGCCTTCGTCCGACACCGACTGCTCATCGAGGACGGTTCCGCAGTCCACGATGAAATCGACGATGTTGGTCTTGGTCAGACCGTAGGGGTTGGTCGAATTGCCCAGGTTGATGCTGGCACTGTCGCCCGCGGCGGTGCCCTGGTTGTTGGCGTGGACCAGCGCCGGGATGGTCTCCAGCATGTCGGAGTCCACGGCGATCTGCAGCTTGATCGAGCCCTCGTTGGCGAAGATGTCCGCCATGTCGAGGTCCGACTGCTTCATGTCCACCAGGTTCAGCGCGACCGAGAACTCCTTCGCCTTGTCGATGGCGAGGTTGGTCGAGGTCGATGCCGGGTACTGGTTGGACAGACCCTGGCCGATGACGTAGTCGTTCACCGTCACGTCGGGGACGGTACGGATCACGACGTTGCTGCCGAGGCCGGCGACTTCGCCTTCGTAGTCGGTGTTGGCGATCTCGCCAAACACCGTGGTCTTGTACATCTTCTCGACCAGCTTGCCCGAGTACAGCTCGGGGATGAAGCCGGTGGTGGATCCCAGACCGTAGTCGGTGATCCCGGAGGTGCGTGCAACGCCAGTCATGGCAGTGCTCCTTGGTCGGTGGTGTCAGGATCGGGGTCAAGCCCCGTGCATCGCAGCCAACCGCGCCTCAAAGCTTGCCCGTTCAGCATCAGACACCTTGCCCAGGGGTGCGCGCCTGTAGTAGTCCTTGATCTCCGCGCGGCTCGGGGCGCCTTGCGCCGGAGCTTGCGAAGTCTGCGGACCACCTGCATTGGTGGCGCTGCCGTGGGGCGTGATCGTCGGTTCAGGTGGCTTCGGCTTCGATTCCTTCAGGTACTTCTTGAACATCGACGCCACTTTGGCCGCGTTGTGCGCGGTGTGGTGTTGGGTCAAGACGTCCTGCCGGACCAAGCCGGTCGCCGGGTCTTCCTGCGCGAGCCATGCGCGCCAGCCGTCGGACTGATCGATCTCCAGATAGTCGGGCACCTCTGCTGCCAGTGCGTCAAAGTAGTCGCGCTGGCGCTTCTCGGTGGCGTCCTGCTCTTCGGCCTTGTGACGGGCCTTCATCGGTTCCAGGGCTTCCTGGACCTGCTTCTTGGACGCGCGCTGCGCTGCTTCGGCCATCGCCTGGCAGTGCTCTTCACCGAACTGCTCGATCTGGTCCGGCGTGAAGTACGCCGTGAGGTCGATCTTCTCTTCGCTGGGCTTCGCGGCTTGCCGGACTTGTTCCTGCAACTCGCTGATCTGCTGCCGCAGCGCGCTGATCGCAGTCTGAGCCTTCTCCCGTTCGGCCTTCAGGACACCTTCGGTGACCTTGAACCGTTGGCGCCAGTACGCGGGATCGCTCTCGCGGGGGTCGCCTTGGGGCTGCTCGACTGCGGCCGGTGCTTCTGCGGCCGGTGTGGCGGATTGTTCCGCCGGTGCTGGCTTCGTTTCGTACTTCGCGCGCAGACGTTCGTTCATCTGCTCGATCGCACGAGGAAGACGGGTTTCGCTCGTGGCTGGTAAGGCCGTCATGGGTTCTCCACGATCCAGGACATCAACGTCCGG